GAGCTTCTTCTTCAGCTTCCTCTTCTTCGCCTTCTACTTCCTCGGAAGATTCCTCTGTTTCATCTTGCGTCTCCGCAGATTCCACTTCCTCAGACTCAGATTCGGATTGCTCCTCCTCTGGTTGCGCCTCTGCACTAGTGTCAACACCCTCTTGGCTGTCTAGCATAGTAGCAAAGCTTTGCGCTGCTTGGTTTACTGTAATCGAACCGACTGCGTTTGCGTTATCGGACATATTTACCTCTTAGTTTAACAATCATTTGTTCGGGGGTCTTCCCCGTCTACGTACAAGGGCAACTTCTGCCATCTTGCCTGTATCCATAACAGAGCGTAGTTTTGCTCTCAGAATGTCAACTGTTGTCAGAAGCAAGTAAGCTTGCTCTCTAACTGGTCCTTCCATTAATTTGGAAGAACGAATCTCACGATAACAATCATCTTCAATTCGTTTAAGCATTTCATTAAGGAGTTCATCCTCAAGAAGTAACTTAGCTCTGTCTCCTCTTGCGAGGTTAATTTCTAGATCGTCCATTTACATCATTGGTTGGGGCTGTTGAGGGACTTGCGTCTGATTCATTGCAGCCTGTTGTCGGATTAATTCTCGGTCTGTATTCATTGCGGCATTAATCTCCGCACTTTGAATTTGTACACCATATTTCAATTCTAGCTCATATCTACGCAAAATACCATCTTGTTCAACACGATCTCTTTCTCTGTCATCAGACATAATCATTTTCTGACGCTCTAAATCCAATTCTGCCGCTTTCTTTTGAATATCCGCTTGAATAGACTGAACCTGTACTTGAGCCAACATCTCCTCTGGAGTGGGCTTTGGCTCTGGAGGTGGAGGCAGTTGGAAGTCAACAGGTAATTGGTTAAAGTAATTCTGAGAATCTTTAATACCCGCCAGTTGCAACATCTTAGTTAATGTATTTGTATACTGTGGTAAAGAAACAACAGGATTATTAACGCCAGTTTCTTTAATCAACATTTCTTGACGCATTGCTACTTGATTCAGAATATTAATTCTGTCTTCAATAGTGCCATCACCTACGCCCACATTAACGATTACATCCATATTGGCATCCCATGAACGGGGGTCAATAGGCACGAATGTATTACGCAAACGAATCATTCTGGCTTTATCTTGATTCTCAATAACTAGTTTTAAGATACCAGTAAACAACTTACGCAAACCAGTTTCAGCAAAGATACGGGCAATCATCTCAATATGCTGATGTGCGGCATTAACAGTCGCAGATACTGCGGCTTTGGTAGTGCTTTGCAATGCGTCTGCATCCAAGCCAGAGGCGGCTTTAGAAATGCCTGTACGGGTTTGTTTAATGTCATCCAAGTAGTCAAGCATTGGGAATGCTGCCTGACCAACAAAAGGAGTAGTTAACGGCTGAACCATGCCTGGCGCTCTCATGCGAATAACAGCACCAACTTCTGTATTCAACAGGTCTTCCATGTTGGCCTGTCCTTCCACGATAGCTGTACGGGGATGGATGGACTGAGCCAAAGAGTCTAAGATGCCACGTTGGACATTAGATTTGATACGCTGAATATCCATGACCACATCAGCAGGACACATACCAAAAAAGGTATGGGGTTCTGGATCTGGGCAGAAGTCAGCAAACTGTCTTCCATCAACAATCTCATTGCGGATAACTTTATTGCCAGTACCAACTGTGCAAATTCTACGCATCTCAGCAATGCCATCGCCATCAAAGTCTACCTTTAAGTAGCCTTCAATGTATAGAACATTCTTGCTTGATGGATCACCATTGTTTGCGGTACTGATAACAGCAAAAGGATTACGAGCTTGGTACTCTTGATTGCCATCAAAGTCGTTACCATTACCTGCAACTTCAACCATTTCATCGTAGTCATAGCCCATTGCGACTAGATCGGAAACAGTCTTCATAGTCCTGTGGCCTACAAAAGTAGCCTCATCAATGGACTTTGCTCTGCGGTCAATCAAGAACTCTTCTGGGGGCAATGCTTCAATCTTGACTTTGCCAGATTTGATTCTGCGCTTGATCTCCACATCGTACATCATGGGTGGAGGAGTCATAATTCCTTGGGCGGCATTTTGTTCTGCCATGCCAAGAATCGGATACTCACGCACCGCAGAAATCTCAATGTCTGGGTCTTGAGTCAAGAACATCATTGTCTGCTCATCAAGCATAGAGAATGACTCTGCCTTAACTTCTACAGACTCATCCCACCAGTACTTAACAATACCTACTTTGCGTACCAAAGCATCTTTAAATGCTGAGTGGAGAATCTTAAAGCCTGGGTTATCACGCTTGAAAATAAAGTCAACATAGTCTGTAGCTTGTTCAGCAGATTGAACATCCTCTGGTCCTTGTGGAGCAAACTCAACCACACGCTCTGGGCCAAAGAAAATACGCATCAGGCTAGGCAGAATACCTTGAACTGTATCCCGCACATCCATTGATACTACTTGTGAACGTCCTTCTTCTTCGTCACCAAAGGGCTGACCATAATAGTATTCAGTAGCCAACGCACGATTGCCACCAATGTCGTCATCAATAAAAGAAATAGCATCTGTAATCTCAGCAGAGATAACGCCTTGAAGTTCCTCTTCTGACATTACCTCATCTTCTTGCATCTCGCCTTGTAAGGTTTCAGCCATCAACATTGGGTTATCTTGTTTCATTTTTAATCCTTAACGTCCAGCAATGTATGGAAGAATACCTTGTGAAGCATTACCATAGCCTTGTAGCAATGATGGAATGCCACCAACATAATTATTAGCCATGCCACCACTCATACGCATTTGTGGGGGAGCCATCATTTCTTCTTCTTTGTTTGTAAAGGCATACTTATATGCACCAGACAACATATCACCAGCAGTAGCATTTGGATTGGTAAATGTTTTGACTGCCTCCATGGTGGGAGCAATAGCTTGATTACCCATTCCACCAATAGTACTTCCAAGGCTTTCCATAGCAGAGGGAGGAGCCATGCCACCAGAAGCAACTGCTTCATCCATTGGTGCAACGCCACCCTTAAAAGAATCCAATAAAGCAGTCCAGAAATCCATTATTCTTCTCCCTCATCTTCCATGTCGTATTCGGTCTTAGCCATCATCAACATATTCTGCTGATTCTTGGTCATCTTCTTGGTGATAGGACCACCAGATAACCATGCTGAACAGGTACGCTCACCTGCACATTTAAAGTCAAACAGTTCGCAATAGCCAAGATTAGCCGCACCTTGGACATCTTTGGCATAGCCATCAGTCTCTTCATCGATACCTTTTAGGATACAGTCAAGCATCTCAGGCGTTTGGATAAAGGCAGCGCAGTTACCGCATCGCATCTCTTGGACTTCATCAATAGATACTGACCACATATCAGCTAGGTTCTGCCAGTACTCTTCGTTTTCTTCTTCTGGGTTGGCAGGACCATAGTCAACATTCTTGATTGCCCAATTACGGGCTTTCAAGTTGGCCTTGATGTCATAGGTAGCGATAGGGCAGTTCATGTTTACCACTTTACTTTGTTTGCCCAGAATGCTGCACTCATCTTGCCTTTGGCAATGTTCTGAGCGTGACGGGCTTTAAATGCTTCGTTTCTTTTAGATCCATCAGGACTTCCAGAAACACCTTGTTGACCAAAACGAATTAACTTTACATCGTCACCAGATTTAGCCAGTACTGCGTGACTTTTCTTTGGGTGGTTAGGAGTTTTCTTTGGCTTGTTGTAGCCAGAGAACTCTTCTGAACCACGCTTAATCATTTCTTTTTAGCAGTCTTAGCCGCTTGCTTAAAGTCTTTAGCAGTAGGTGCGCCTTTAGTACCAGGCTTTCGCATCTTTTCTTTAGAGCCAGCTTTAATTCGTTCTTGTTTGGCATTGATATTGGCATAAAGTCCAGCTTTCATTTCTTGCTCCGATTAGTTGCAGTTCTACCACCACGCTTTGGCATGGCACGAGACTCACTCATTGCGATAGCGACAGCTTGGTCACGGGATTTAACCTTCTGACCAGAGGAAGACTTGAGCTTGCCTCGCTTGTATTCGCCCATTACCTTGCCAATTTTCTTGGCTGCATCATCCATTTTCATAAGGATCTCCTAAAAGGTTTGTCAATACTACCATATTGTGTTAATAAAAAAAAGAGCCACTTTTTTAGGGTGGCTCAAAATGGCAACGGCAATCAGACCAAGCCTCGGATTAACCTTTTAATCGGCTTACCCCAAGACAGGTTAGACCCCCAAGAGATGGTGGCGGCATCTGAGGCAAATGTCAAGACAAAAGCGTCAGCCATGTCAGGAGATTTCAATCCCCGTCTACGAATATCGTCTTTAGATTCGATTTTTATTTTGCCATTAGATGTAAAGGTGTACCTTACAGTCGCCAGTTCAGCAATGAAATCCTCATTGTTTGGTATCTTGCAGTCCCGTTTCTCTAGCCAAGCCTTGGTTTTGTGCCAAAGTTCAGCTCTTAGGTTCAAATACGTCCCACCCATAGCAGGGCTTTCGGACACGTTAATCCCACGGCAGGGTAGTTTTAGTTCTCTGAGTCGGTCAACAACACCAGCGCCTAGTCCGATAGAGTCAACCAGAATCTCTGTCGGTTTACTTTTGTGGTCACAGGCTTCGTATTGGGCAACCACCGCACCTGTTAACTGCATCAGGTCTAGGTTTCTCCAACGCTCTAGTGTATGAACCACATTGGATTGACGCTTACACAGAACTGACGAGTCAGAGCCGAACCGAGCAACGTCAAGTCCC